TTAATGTTGGTTAAGATATTTTTGTAGAGCAGTAATACATTGGCTCGGATTGGATAGTATCCCGTCCTGGCTCTTTCCCATTTTTCTTTGTAAAGCCTTGATAAATTGCGGACCAATGTATCCATCTTGAGGAATCCCCATCCATGCCTGCATCTTACGAATCAACTGTGATCCGCCCTTTTTTACATCACTCCACTGCGCGGATACAATACCGGGACATATGGGTTTATAGAAGTTTAATTGGTTACTGATCACACCGTCCTGTGGCAAACCAAAGATCTGCTGTGCTCGTCTGGTCGTATCTGCACCCCACTTGCCGTCCTCTTTAAGGATAATCTTATTAGGTTTAGGCACTGTCTGTGCTGCAGGTTCTGCCGCCGGTACCGGTTTGTCATATTTTACGTAATTGCTGTGCATCCATCCGATCGTGTTCTGCACCTTAATTTTTACCCATTTTCCAGATATTTCTCCATTGACCTCAAATCGCTGACCCTTGTTTAACTGTAAGATCACATTGCCATTCGGAATCATACGCACTCTGACCCCATCTCCGCCACAGGTCGCAGTTCCGGTCGCTTTCCAGGGGGGGTCCACGACTGGCTGAGCCGGTTTAATCGGAGTAATTGATGCTTTCCCCCAGGTTTTCTTGAAACTCTCAAAGGTTCCATACGTACTTTTCAGGATACCCGTATTGGATCCCCAGTCCGGGAGGTACAAATGCGGTTTATCCACGATGCTGTGCCAGTCTCCGCCCCAAGCCAGGCCAATTGTCCTACCCAATTGCGAAACACGGGTAAAAAATGCATTGTCATCGTACTCATGACCGCGCACATTTTTGAAAAAATCGAACGCGATCCCCCATTGATGTTGTGAGCTGTAACTCGATCCCGGTGCGTTGGTAATGATTGCACCCGCTTTAGTTCTGCCTTGAGCATATAATTCATTTTGCTCCGCAGCTGTCCGAAAGCATTCGCCGATGCCAAGCAATAGGTTTTCCTTTGCACACAGTATCTGTAGCTGCGCAACCTTTTCTTGCAGGCGTGGATGTAATTCAGTTAAATTTCTTCCCATAACTACTGACTTCCTCCTATTAATCTAAAATATGTATAGAGGGCTTATTTGCCCTCTGAATCATTATCTTCCTTATTTATAATCTTTTCAGTTACTGCAAGACCGTTGACTAATATCTTAGGCACATTTACTCCACACTCTACAAGATTTTCAAATATACTACGAATCTCGTTTATGAGCAGGCATGCTACTGTAAACCATCCGATAAGGGTTAAAAAACTTAAATCCACATGTAGTAAATCTTTCCCCATCATTGTGAAAACGTAGGACATTATAAAAGCAATAGCAATAATTAGCCAGTAGAACACCTTTTTTACAATGCCTACCAATCCTACAGAGCTGCTCTCTTTTTTAAGCCGTCTTGCCTTGTACCATCCTGTTATGTAGTCGAACACATTCAGGATCAGGAAGGCTGCGAACACATACCAATGTGGCCCAAAGATTGCAGTCAGCACTGTTATTACCCCTCCTACTGCAATGTTATAAGTATCTACTACTTTACTAGCATTCATTTTCTTCATATACCTCACTCTCTTTCTTTTTGCATTAAAATAGCCCAGCCGGTTAGGACTGGACTAATGCTTTAAGTTTACTCTGAACCGTATCAATGATAGTCCTTAAGTTCTCCATCGTCATCATACTCAAACATGATATCCTGTATTTTTAACATACTTTTCCATCTCCCCCTCCCTTAAAAATATTCCAAGAATCCAGTTATTGGATTCCCGGACGTAACATTGGTTACTTTAGCTACCGTACCTGTAGCATTAAGTTGTATTTTTTCGATGCTGCCGGTGGCTGTCCACGGAGATATTGTATACATACCATCATTCTGTGGAAGAAAATCCCCTGTAAGTTTTGCTATATCACCTGTTCCATTGAGCACAAAATAGTTAAATCGCAACATTCTACGCCCCATATACCGTCTTGCATATATCTTACCATCGGTTCCTTTCAGCTTCGGAAATTCAACCCATCCGGTGTCGTATAACATTTCATCCGACAGATTAAGCCATTTATTGTATCTGTTAGTGTACATCATGAATGCGCCCGCGGACAACTCTATTCCTGCAACCTTTTTTCCTTTGCCATCATCCAGGTGCATAGTATAATGTAGTGGCGATAATTCCCAATATCCTTTCTGCCCCGTATCAACGACCGTGTATTCATTTTTTACAAGTGCATTAGAAATCGTGACCTGTCCTTTTATATGCTCGCCTTCATAGGTTGTATCATATGGATTAATTACGGAACCAAGGGTAGATGAGATCGCACTCAAATTTTGCACATTCAGATTCGATACGTCTAAATACCAGATTACCCATTTGCTGCCATCCCAGCGCTTTATCGGTGCACCAGATGCCGTTTGCCAGAGCTGGCCTACATAATGGTTACCGGGGTCTGTGGCTTGTATTATTATGCCACTATCTCCTTTAGCACCTTTGTCACCTTTTGCGCCGGTAGGACCTTTATCACCTTTTGCGCCGGTAGGACCTTGGGGTCCTGTTGCTCCTTTATCTCCGGCGTTACCTGTTGCTCCTTTAGCCCCTTGAGGTCCCTGTGGTCCTGTAGATCCAGTAGCTCCTTGTGTCCCCTGCGGTCCTTGCTTGGCCTTGATGACCGCCAACGTCCGCTGTATGGTCTTACCGCTATATGTTGCCTGGAACATTGCTGTGCCATAGTCTGTGCCATTAGGCATAGATGATACTGTATAGGTACCGGTACTGCTATTGATGGATGCAGTAACCCCAGAAGAGGAAATAAGAGAATACGCCACACCACTACTTACAGTTGTGGTGCCATTTATAACCTTGAATGTACCATTCGCACCAGAGTAACTTGTAACTGCTCCGGATGCGTTTGCCGGAAGTATGATCGGGCTTAAAGACAAGTCCCCTAGTAGAGCATTTTGACCATTGGAACCATTTGCCCCATTATTTCCCTTGGGGCCCTGAGGTCCTTGCGTCCCTTGTGGACCCTGTGGACCGGTTGCGCCCTTATCGCCCTTGGCTCCTGTAGGACCTGTGGGGCCTTGTATCTTAGTCCAGCTATACTTTGTGGGATCCGTGCTATCGGCACTTGTAAAGTCGGTATATTGGCCAATATAAGTTTTGTTATTGCTATCTGTGGTGCTAAATCCGGTTGTCCCGGTTGCATTAGTAGCATAGGCAATGTGCAGATACGGTGTCTTACCATCTGCACCTGCCTTGCCGGGTGTACCCTGCGCTCCATCTGCCCCCAGTATCTTAGACCAGTGGTATTTTGTAGGATCTGTGCTATCTGCGGATACATTATCAACATACATGCCGACATAGGCCCTGTTACTATCGGATACAGAGAAAGCTACCTTGCCATCATTACTGTTACTGTACGCAATATGGGTATAGCTTGGTTTGCCATCTGCTCCTTTGGCTCCTTGTATGCCTTGGTCTCCCTTATCGCCCTGTAATCCTCTTACTCCCTGTTCTCCACGGTCTCCCTTGTCTCCTTTTTCTCCCTTGATCTTTGTCCATGCATATTTGGCAGGGTCATTGCTGTCTGCCTGTACAAAGTCCGTATATTGCCCGATGTATAGCTTGTCTGTGCTGTCCGTTGTGGAGAATCCTGTTTTTCCGTCGGCACTATTGGCATAAGCGACATGAAAATATGGCGTTTTGCCGTCTGCACCTGCTTTTCCCGGTGTGCCTTGTGTTCCATCGGCCCCCTTGATTAGGCTCCAAGCATACTTAGTCGGGTCGGTACTGTCTGCCTGCGTAAAATCGACGTACATGCCAACGTATTTCCGGTCGCTGTTTGTTGTGGAAAAATCCGTCTTACCGTCTGAACTGTTGCTGTATGAAATGTGTGTGTAAGAGGTATCTCCATTAGCTCCCGGCTTTCCTGGTGCACCATCTGCTCCCGGCGTGCCGTCTCGTCCATTTTGTCCGTCCTGTCCGTCTTTTCCATCTTTACCATTTTTGCCATCAGTTACATTGGTGACTGTAACTTCGTAGCGCCCAATTTCTTTTCCATCTGCATCGTAGGCGATAAACCTATATACAGATTTACCAACTATATCAAGTGCATTCACCGTAACACTTTTGGATGCACTCAAGGCATCCGAATCCTTATACCACTGAATAACATACTTATCTGTAATATCTTTTCCACCGTCTTTGACTTGTGCCGTCAAGGACGTTGTGCCTTCACCGTTTTTAAATGCGATACCGTTATCTGTTGTGATATTGCAGACATACAGTTTCTTGTCTGCGATTAATTTCTGCATCGCCGCCAGCAACCCCGGATCTATTTCAGATTCCAGTTCTTTCACATTGCTGTAAGTGGTTTTATTCTTGGTAACATCGACAAAATATTCTTCTTGTTCTGTCACCCTGGCCTCGAGAATGAGCATGGGGTTATAAGCTTCGTCTTGGATCGTAAAGGTGTCCCCAATACTCGCATCATAGTAGCCTTGTATCTCATAGGTAACCTGCGGGACACAGTGTCGTTTGAGTTGCCCCAGCCCCTGCCCGTACAGAGTATTTTTGTCATCGCTGTCGTAGATCCAGTCCATGGTGATATATCGGTCATTGGATTTATTGACATTTGACGGAAAACGGTCTCTCGCAAGAGGTGCCCAGATGATATCATCGCTTGCATTCGTGTAGTACTCTAATCTGCCTTCGCTGTCATATTCTTTTCGCTCAATACCGGATATATTCGCACCATCTTTTCCAATGATTCGAATCGCTGTGTAAAGTTCTGTGATATCCGAGGTTTTCCGTATTGCGCTGATCGTCTTTCCATACCTCAATACCTGATCCGTTCGGTTTTCTCCGATCCCCTGATACTGATCATCATGTGCCCTGTATACGTTCAGGGTAATCTGCTTTAACGAATAGTCGTCGTTAAGCTCGGTCACAAACTCCATCTCAGCAGAAAAGAGCGTGGCAATCGAATACAGCCTGGCAAGTATCGTTTGACTGCCTTCCCACTCGTTGGCTACCTTTTTATCGCTGACTTCATTTGTTCCTAGAGTGAGCGTGTGCTCTGCGTCAATATAGTTGATATACTGCACAAGTGACATCGCCCCATTGCTTTTATAGGCGTCCCTGGTCTCGTTCGTGAGTTCCAATAACAGCCCCCAGCAGGTTACTGTGATGTCGGCCTCCGTACGTTCCACGCCGACGATGTTGCACATATAATCATGGTTCTTATATACAAAAGAAACCTTATTGCCGTCCACAAGGTACTGTGTATCCTCGTGTGCGGTTCCTGTCTCAATCTCGAGGGTATACGCGGCTCCCTGTAGATAGGTGTGTAGGCAGGCTTCCGAGTAGTGCATGGCATCCGGTATTTGATTGTCAAAAAAAGTACAGACAGTTTCATCTGCACTCAGTACTGCCATTCTTACATTTTCCATTTTATATCCATGCCTCCCTTATCTCCGCTGTCACCGTTGGGACCGGTACGCTGAAATCACTGTGATAGATCTGTACTTTGGATTTCCCCGGCGGTGCTAAAAAATATTGGGATCCCTTAATTTCGTCATCCATTCTCAATAGACCATCTGTATAAATCTTTCCTTCTTTTCCATCGATTTCAACTTTGCTTCCTTTTGGATACCGGTTAGGGTTATCACTCCACTTTTCTACATTTGACTTCTGAAAGACAAGACTCCTTAGGCAGGACCCTGTAACTACTGGCAAATTATCATAGCCTCCAATATAAATCTGAATTTTGCAGCATTTTGTGTTTTTTAGATCGGGTACGATTGTTGAATATCGCGTCCCGTAATAGTACCCGCTGAGCTTATCGCCTTCTTTCAAAATGTCACAATGTCCTCTGGGCCAGTCAAACATATTGTACTGTGTATATCCGGCCCCAGCCGGTGTAAAATATATATCTTTATACAAATGTTTTTGACTGCCACCGGCCCTCATCATGACGTGGGCTCTATTACTGCCCAAGTCATTTTTTTCTACCATGTAACAGTATATTAGCTTTCCATTTTCATCCAAAAAATTAATACTAGTGGTCGCTACTTGGCGGACAGCTCCTGTTTCGAACCATTCGTTAAAATAGCACCAAAAATTACTTGCTCCAACTTCTCCCTCGCTATCAGGCGGTATGTCTATACTGATCATTCCACCATTCACGCCTACTGTCCCTCCCTTATCAACTAACTGTAGGATGTTCTGACCACTGTAGGTGTTTACCTGCAGCTTTCCATTTGTTTTTTTTGCCGAGTTTTCGGGGTGTACCGACGTATCTCTATCCCATCCAGAGAAATCATTCGTATTAATAAGTGTTTCACTCTGTTTATATGGGGTTAAATCTACTTCCTGAATCTTCCCGGTCTGCAGTACCCCGCGATCAGAGACAAATCCCAGAAAGCCATTATCATGATTGTGGACAACCGTGTAATTAATCGGTACGTCTGCGGATCCTTCGTTGTCAATGGTAAGTTCCAATACGCCGTTGGAATTCTTAGCAGCTGTAAACTGTTCTGTAACAACGCTGTACTTATGTGGATCAGGACAATAGATCGTGAATGTGGATGTTACGTTCAATCTTCCCTTAGGCGGAGCTTCAGATTCTGCCTTGCTTCCTATATAATACTTGTCAGATTCATCGGCAAAAATCAACTGTGCTTCCTTAAAATTCAGAAGGCCGTTTAGAACATTGTACTTCTTCATTAATTCTTCCGGACTATCTGCAAGCAACTGATACTCCACTTCAATAATCCGACTGTCCTGATAGTAGTTCTGCATATACAAGTGATTGCCGATCCGCTTCTCATCATAATCCATACTGTGGTTTTCTCGCCCTGAAACAGTCAGTGTGCGGTATCCATCAATAACATCCTCGATATATACACCATTAATCGAAAGAGCCTCTGCAGGGAGAGACTCTTCATTACTGCCATGCTCAATTGTATCAATAAATCTCATATTCCCTCCCTACTGATTCCCTTGTAATCTGTTCTTAAATTTCTCAGTTTTCTTGTTCTTTTCCTGCACATACTGCGCGGATCCATAGCCTACTTCTCTGCCATCCATTACGCTTGTCACTTCTGCATTTACATAGATCACAGGGCTGTACTCATATTCAGCACTCAGCGTTCGATTCATGGAGAACGTTCCGCCACCTGCGCCGGCAAGCTCAGGCATGTCAGGTATCTGCACCATACGGTCACTTACTCGTTGAACTGTATCGCTCATGGATTCAATGCCGTCAGCGAAACCTTCTCCAACAAACGCACCAAGTTTGCTAAATACTCTTGACGGACTGTGAATCTGCGCTTTTGCCCGTACTGCCTGCTCAGCGGCTGAAGCCATTTGAGCGGCGATTGACCTCACTCGTCCCAAACTTGACGCCATACCGTTTGCAAGCCCTGCTCCGATATTAGCTCCAACACCTCGCATCCTTCCGGTCGCCGAGTTAGCGGCTGAAACAATTTGATTTGCAGTACTCCTCATGGTGGATACTGCCGCTCTTCCGCCACTCGCAAGAGCTGAATTAAAAGTATTCATGCTCTTACCTGCGATTCCAGGCACAGGTTGTAGCCCGGACTGAACACCGCTTTTCACTCCATCAGCCATTTTTCTTCCGGCGCTCTGCGCGGTACTTGCCCCGGAAGAAAATGCACTCGTGAATTTCTTTACGGCATCCTTTGCTTTGTTCCCCAATGCATCCAGACCATCGCTGACAATGCTGACTGAACTCTTCATGCTGCTAATTGATTTCTGTGCGGATTTGGCATTATTTGCTATGGATTTCATACTTGAATTTACCAGCTTCAGCGCTGCAGCCATTAAAGTGCATCCGACCGCTGATCCTGTCATTGCTAGGCCAAAAGCTAATGCTCCGGCTGTAGCGACTAAAAATGTTGGTCCCAGTAGTAATAAGGGAGCATTCAGCACGAGCAAGCCTGCCGCCAGTCCTACAGTAATCGCAAGCATTCCTGCAAGTCCCGCTGTGGCTGCTATGGCTCCGGATCCAACAAGAGAAAGGGCAGCGCCAACAACTGTTAATGCCGCTCCCGCGACGGTAAGTCCTGCTCCAAGTACAACCGCTCCGGCCCCAAGGGCAAGAACGCCGACTGCAGCAATCATAACTACTGCGGCAACAAGGCCAAGGCCAACAGCTACAACCGCAAGTCCCGCGCCAAGTACAACGCTGGCCACACCAGCAGCTGCAGCACCGGCAGAAAACGCAAGCATTCCTGCTCCGAGAGCCGCAATCGCTACAGCACCTTGTAATCCATATTGAGCAACCGTAGGCAATACACCAGCAACAATAGACAATGCTGCGCTTGCCGCAAGAGCACCAACACCGACCAGCGCAATTGCAGCACCGAAAGCAACAAACCCGACTGCACCGGCGGTAAGTGCTGGGCCTAAAACTGCAGCCCCTACCGCAAGTAATGCCATGACAACTACAAGACCAGCCACTGCCACTGCGGCCATTGGTCCAGCCTGCGCCAGTTGAATCGCAGAATTTACAATCAACGCAAGTCCCAGACTGGCAAGTGCTATTCCTGCGCCAAGAGCAATAAAAGCCACTGACATCTGTAAAAGGCTGCCTGAGCTTGATGCACTAGCACTCCCCAAGGTTTGTGTGGCAGAAGATACACCCGTCAGTTTGCCGGCAATCGCTCCTACACCTTTTCCTGCGAGGCCCATGATACCCTTCGAGAAAAGGCCCAATGCTGGAGCTACCGAACTTACTATTTTAAATCCTTTATACGCAAGGAGTAATTGAGGCAGCTTCGTGATCAGATCTGCAATCTGATCGGAATGTTCTGTCAGGAAACCAGCAAACTTTTTAATGGCATCCGTAGCGGTTCCCATGATATCTGAAAAGTTACTTACGCTTTCTGTGGACCCGAACGATCCAGTGAGTTCACTTAAGCTATCACCAATAGCGCTGACTGCTTCACCGAATGCTTCTTTAACCTGGCCAGCATCTTCTTTGATAACGTCCCAGTATGGCGATATTTTATCTAAAACACCAGGGATCTTCTCTGCCATCCAGTCGAATGCGGATCCAATCTTGTCATTCATCCCGTTGATAGCGTCAATCACTTTTGTTTTCGCAAAGGAATCATACAGTTTCTGTATTCCACTGGACGCTGTTGCTTCCATGTTACCCATAGCTCCTTCAAAAGTCGTTACGGACGTAGCCGCATCTTTGGCCATATCAGTCATACCTATGTTGTTCATGGCCTGACCTAAGAGCTCTGCTGTGATCTTGCCGTCTTCCATTGCGCCTTTAAAATCTTTACCGATAACCGGATTGAGCTTTGACAACTCTTTTCTGAGTCCCCCGGCCAACTGTGGGCTGGCATTCAAGATCTGATTCCAATCCTGTGCATGGAGAGCACCGGCAGCCATTGCCTGGCTATATGCCAATCCAACAGCACTGAATTCCTGTGCACCGCCACCGAATACAGCAACTGCGTTGCCAACAGCCTCGGTCATCTTATCAGCGTCCTTAATTCCATTCGCCGACAATGCTCCAAATGTACTCAGAACATCATTGAGAGAAAACACGGTATCGTCAGCATAGGTTTTCAGCGATCCAGTAGCGCCGGCAATCCTCTGTATTTCTGCTTCCGGGGTACCGCCAAACCGCATTGCTGTCTGCAGTTTCTGCATAGAATCGGAGGTCCCTATAGTCTCCTTAGTAAGCCCAGTTAGACCACTGGAGACTATGGAAAAGGCCTTGTGCCCGATGCCGGCCATAATGCCGAATCCAAGACCGCCAGTAAGAGTGGTCTTCAAACTATTCGCAGAACCCATTGCAGTTTTTAGAGTAGATGAAAACCCATGATCAACTGCAGAAAGAACTGCTCTTACTGAAAAATCACCCATGTATTTTCCCTCCTTTCCTTAATAATCTTCCGATACCTTTAAATCTCTCCTGCGGATTATCTGGTTTCTTCTTTTTTACACTGGCAATTGCTTTCTCATAGTCAAAGAACTTGTTGAATGTGTTATATACCGGTCTTGTCTTATTTCTTCCGGCAGGCTTTTGTGCCTGAACCTGATAATTTAAAAATGCCTGCTCATGGCGTCTATATTCTTCATCCACCATATGCAGGTTATGCGCTTCGATCAGCAGTTCATATTCAGGTATCGTAAGCTGATCCACCTCTGATAGTCTCTTAAATCCGAAATAGCGGAAGCAATTGACAGCTATCTCATGGTACATTTCTTCAATGCTTACTGATTTGCTCTCGCTTTTTGATTCTCCACTGCTTCCAGAATCTGGTTTGTCACTTTTCTGGTAGAGTTTGCTGTCTTTAAAAAACCCATAACTTCATCAAACACCTCATCGATATTGGTGTTTTCATCGTCAATAAAGGCGTCAATCGCCGCTTTTGTCAGACGAGGGTTCTGCCCTTTATTCGCTGTATCAAGCACATCCTCCAAGGCTTCCACATCACCATCAATAATCCTCGCTATGTTATAGCGCGCCCCAACATTTCGCCTTACACCAGGCGCGTCGCTATCTGTAATGGAAACTTTCGCGTTCATATCTCGAAGAAAGCCCATCCCAAAGTTGAACTGATACACCTGACCGTTAATTGTTAATTCCTGCATCTATTTTTCCTCCATCTACTATCTACTCACTTAATATCGCCATATCAACGATCCCCTGGCCTACTATGGCTGACATGGCAGGGGATGTTATTCCCCCGACGTGTCTTTTTTTGTGTCCTTAAATACCAGATCAGCGATAGCCTGCTGTTCGTCGCTTATAGTCGCATATCCATCAACACCTTTACCGTCAATGGCAAACTCAAGTGCAACCTCTGCATGGTCCTCACTGTTTGAAGTCAATTCGTAACTTGTACCATATCCATGATAGTAAGTAGCGGCGAACTTGCCTTCATTTGTGTCATCGCCGGGAGCATCGAGGTTTGCCTCCCAGATCTCCAGCATTTCACCATTCATTACCGCTGATTTTATCTTTTTAGCAATCTCATCATTCTCGCTGGAAAAAATCGCTGTCGCTTTAATCTCCGTCTCAGGATCTTTCGGGACCCTGATACTTCCGCTCTTCGTGGAAACCGTGTCCGAATCGCTCGAAATAGATGTACTGTTTTCTGTTGTGAATGCAATTGCTGTCGCGTCATTCGTCTTCGCCTCATCCAAAAGGCGATATAAATATACAATTCGCTTGCCTTGTATAACTGACATATTTTTTACCTCCTATACGTCAAATTCTAAATGGACCATGCATCGCCAAATTGGAGGCGTCACGGTTCTGTCTTGCATTACTCTGATTGTGGAATCGCTGACTCTCATGGATATTTGATATCCAAATACATCTGTCAGCTGCATTGCCTGCCTGAAAAGAGCTTCTCCTGCATCGGAGACGTGCTTCCGCTTGTCCTCAGATTCCCAGAGGTTTAGATCAACCGCAATCCGTGCAAGCGTCCCATTCTTTGTACCTACAAAGTTGGAAAGAAAGTCTTCAAAATCCGCAAAGGGATATATGACTTCCGCCATAGGGCGACTTTCATATACGTGTTCATTAACCAGAGGAGATACGATCTGCCATAGTTTATCGTGTATGGCCTGTTCTACTGTCTTTTCCATATGCACCTCCTACTTTACCAGTTTCTTCATGTCCGCCTTAAACTGCCCTTCCTGCTTTTCCAGAGACGGGCGTATATAAGGCTGGGCCCGCATGTATCGGGTTCCATATTCCACATACGGCGCATATTCAGCGGTTGGCTCAACTTCTGCAGTTAAACCACTGTCCTTAATTTCAAGTCCGATGCTACGCTTCAGGGTGCCAGTGTCTACTGGTACAACACGCTCAGCAGCAGTCTGCAGTTCAGACCCGTTTTGCTTTACAACCCTCTTTACATCATCAAGCTTTACATTCTTTTTCAGGGCTTTTATGAGCTCACCAACGCCTTCAATTTTTACCTCAGCCATTGTTCTGCATCACCACCAAGCTCTGTGCGACACTGGGAAGCCTCTCAGTGTCCGTATGGTAGGCTTTTCCGCCTATTTCGATAAGGTCATAAGCTTCGCCATAAACACGCTGTAAACGTACAACAAGCCGGTTGGCTTTCACATCACCAAACACGGCCTGCTGTCGGTCTGCACCCATGTGTGTTACATTCGCATATTTCTTTGTTCTTACTGGCTCTTCCTGAATCCATTCTCCTGCTTCCGGATCATAATGTTTCTCAGCCTCTTTAACAAAGGAAATAGGGGTATCATATCTCATATGAAACGCACCACCCCTCGATTATTGTTCTCCTGTTCTTCACACCATGCCTGTATAGCAGAGAGATACGGGGCAATATCATCCCCGTATGTAATACTCTCGCCCTCTTGGCTGTAGCTGGACATGCCCTCGTTGCCGATCCGGTTGAAGCGCACAATCGCAAGCTCGGTCACGATGTACTGCAATGGATCCGGAACAGTCGTTACATCGGCTGGCAGATAAGCAAGCACCTGTCTCCCTGCATTAGCAATGATCAGGTTTAGCTTGCTGTCCATGTCGGTATCAGTAATACCCAACAGGAGTTTTACATCGTCAAGTGCTGCCATCTAATCACCTCGCTTACGGGGTTACTGGTGCTTCTGGTTCTTCCACCGTAATCACCGCAATTGCATCCTGATATTCTGCAAAGAGCCTTAAGCCCATAATTGCATAGGATTCAGACAGTGCACGGCTGTAATTGCCCTCGGTATGGAATCCAATCAGTCCAGTTTCAGAATCCGTGGTGTACGGCAGTCCTGCCTGCGCAAACTCGGAATCACCTGGATCTACATAATAACCAATGATGTTATTAATAGGCGTTGCGATGATCTGTCCTTCTTCCAATTCGGACGAAATGAATACGACATCTGCCCCTAGGAAGTTTTTCACGTAATCCATACCGAAAGCGGTCTGGATCGTGATCTGTGCGGCACCGACATACTTGTACAGGTCAAGAGTATTCACCCACACAGCAACGCCTGTGGCCGTTCTGTGTATCTTCTTAAACTTGTCCTTTACTTTTCCAATCACCATTGCGATTCCCATCTGCCAAGTCGTTTCGGTAGATGTCAGAGTTCCCGTTTTGAGGAAGTCGTAGAACCGGTTCAGTACGATATCCTGCAGCTCTGTCTTGAACTCTTCGTCTGTCATGGCAACAGCTACATCATAGCCATGCTCTGCAATAGCCTCGGCAGACACACCTTTTCGATATTTCTCAATATCAATAGAATCGTAAGGTGTCTCTTTTACTTCAAACTGGGAAAGCGGGATTTCCTCGCCCTCGGCTACCGTCCCACTCTTTAAAGTGCCGGTTGCTTTCTTTGTCTTTAAGGTGGTTCCGTTCCCTTTTTTGATAAATCTGGAAATGCCCATGATATCCGTCAGGGCTTGCAGATTTTTGGAGAAGGATGTAACAAAATCAATTTCTCTGGCTGCCACCGTGATCTGCGCTTTGCCGGTCATCCCCGCCGGCGCTGCAAATAACTGTAAATCAAATTTCTTTGTATGCATGTTCTTTATCTCCTTTACTGGAATAAATTAATATGTTCTGTGATCATTCTCTGTCTTTCGGCACGGTCTTTGATTGCAAGTATCTGTTCTTTGGTTACTGTTCCCTTTCCACCTGTTCCGGCTTTCGGGGGATTGCCCTTTAAAGCGTCCTTGACGGCACCTTGGACAGATTCTTTAAACAGCTTCGTAAATGATTCCACTGCTGTCTTTGTGTCCGCTGCATCGTCTGACACCAGATGTGACAGGAGTTCATCAGGAATCGTGATCTCCTCTTCGGAAAGCATCTTCCGGGCTGTCTTTGACATATCGGAAAGAGCATTTGCCCGCTTCAAGTCTGCGATCTCTTTTTCGAGTTTCCTGGCTTTATACTCGGCCTTCTCTTCCTTTGTCATTTTCGCCAGCTTTTCAGCCTCGGACAGCTTATCATCCGTCAATGCCTGCCACTTCTCCTGTGCGGTTGTGACCGCTGTGTTAATTGCTTTCTGCACCCGGCGATCAAACTCCGCCTGATTGCCTTCACCTTTCAGGAAATTGTCAAATGATACCGGGCCGTTGCCGTTACCACTTCTGGTCCCTGCACCACCTTCCTCTTCTGTTCCGCCACTTGCACCTGCCCCGTCTCCGTCGCCATTACCGTCACCGGCCCCAGCTCCGTCTCCCTCTGCGAATAGCTGCAGATCAAAAGGCTTCTTTGTTTCTCTCATCTCTAAATAAATTCTATTTCTCATAAAATCCTTTCCGTGCCCGCTCCATTCACTTAGTGCCCAGAGCGTTCACTGTAGTTTAATGTCAATTTCGGACAAGTTTTAAACAAGTCGCACATAATCTGGATGGGTACTTGCAACACCGCAAATGCCCAGAAAAAAAGAATCTACCAGAAGTTTTGACTTTTCTGACAAATCCTTAATTTTTAAAATGAATACGCCCGGCGCAATTGTGTAATCTGGCCTATCACCTGTCAGCCCCTCTATGGATGCGATTAAGCCCTGCGTTAACGTGGATACTGCGGCACACACGATATCTTGTCCTGGTGGGGCATATCCTGAGTGACCAAGCACTCTGATTTCGTCCTTTTGGACGCTTACATTAATCATGTTACCTCCTATTCTCTTTCATCTTGCTATTTTCTTCCGATTCCACCATAATGTACTTACAGGCTTGCTAAAGCCGAGTACATACGAAAGGAGGCCTCTCTGTGAAAATGAAGATAAAAGGGCTTGACGAACTTGAAAAACAGCTCAAGCAAATGGAAAAGGGTGCAAAAGAATTAGATGGGACTCACAGTGTACCGTTTGGTGAGTTATTTACACCATCTTTCATGAAAAAATACACATCCTTTTCTTCTATGGACGAGTTGTTAAATGCGGGCGGCTTTAAAGTTGAATCTCAGGAAGATTTTAAAAATATTCCCGAAGATGAATTTGACAAGCATATTGCTACAAGCACTAATTTTAGCACCTGGAAGGATATGCTAGGCAAAGCAAGTCAACAGTATGCCGCAAAGAAATTAGGCTTCTAATTCAGATGATCCTGAAAGCGATGTAATGGCTTGCTGGGCTTCATGCAAAAGCTCAACAAGTCTCTTCGCTTTTTCTATAGCATCATCTATTTCCTTGGTGTCAACCCTGAGATCAATTGTATAGTCCATTACAGTTACCTCCTATTCTCCAGACATTGCCCGTCCGGTGGCAGATATTTGGATCACCGCCTTTCAATCGTCCTTATTCGGTGGATAGCTGATTTCAATGGATACTGACCTTGAGCCATCATCATAGTTAGTTACATTAACCTGTATGCTTTCGGTATCATCGATTTTTACACTTTTTAGGATTTTGCATCCCAAGTCTACTATTTCTTTCTTTTCCATTTTCTTGCACCTCCTTAAAATTGCGTACAAAAATAGCACCGGCCATTACTGACTGATGCTATCTATTGGTCAATTACCTCGAAATACTTTGGGGGATATAAATAGTCCTCCCCGGAATCATCCACGATGCGGTACCAGCCCTTTTCAGTGGCCAGAACTTCATAGACTTTGTCATGAGTTAATACCAAGAATTCAGTTTTCCCCAAATATTTAACTTTCATCCAACCACCTCTTTACCTTAAATTTTACTTTGCCGACAGATTCTTCCTGGAACCAATGCACTTCAGCAGGATATTCTTCTTCCGTGTCTTCGCCCACTAATACGCCCTCGCCTTTAACATGTTGCCACTTTGAAACATCGCCACCGTATTCCTCTGTAAGCCCTTCTGGGACACCGTCATGAAGTGGGTGCTTTGTTCCCTTGCCGGCAAAAACCTCTGCGTTCTGTATGTGGGTACCCGGCGCAAATTCATACTCAATGCCGGTTGTCTTATCAACAACTTTATAATTTCTAGCCTTTGCTCCGACACTCCTGTGTATAATTATGTCCTTTAGTTTTATTGTATCATCTTTACCGGATTTTACAATACCTTTCGATTGGATTTTGTGCTCCTGTGCTTCGATTTCGGCAAGTCTTGCCTCCAGGACTTCTCGGTCAGCGTAGGCAGCAGTGCTGCATCGGCAGTTCGGATGCATGGGGCTGGCATTTGTCCCAGGCATCATCTTTCCTACTTCAAAGACTTTATCATCCAGGGCTTGGCATACAGGACAAGCGGTCGGTTCAGCAATAAAAACATACTTATCATATCCGTTACGCTCATAGGACTGTTTCTGTGCTTCTGTCTGCACCCGTGCAAGCTCCGTCTGCATCAGCCGCTCTGCATTGTTCCGGCTAACCCCAAAAACTTTGGAAATATGCCTTGCCAACTGCCGGGGATTTCTCCCTTGTATTAGACCGATTTTTAATTGACTGGACAATTCCGCTTTCAGCATATCCTGATACATCCAGATTCGGTCAGAGAATTTCGCATTGCGGAAAGAAGCATTCACAATAGAATGCGCTGCCTTCTCATTGTTCAGAACCGACTCACCTAGAATCCCTGCCTGCCGTTTGAACTCCGACAGCGACCGGTCCGTCAGGGTAGTGTCAAAATATTTCTGTAATTCATCGAAGCCATCCACCAGCTCAAGCCCAATGTTTGCTTTTAAAAGCTCTAGGCGGTTAATCTTCATCGTGGCGTTATACAGTCGCATCTCCTCATTGGCTTCTCTTGTAAAGGTCTTGTTCTCTACGTACCTCTTCGCTTTGCGACCGTAGGCGTCAATGTCAAGCTGTGAGATACGTTTCTTCGCCTCGCTTAAGGATATACCTTCTTTGGTGGCATAACGAGCGTAGAAGCCATTGATCTCTTTCTGGACATTATCCATCATGTAACTATAGATCCCTTGGATTTTCTTATTATATCCCAGTTCATCTATGATGTTCTTCCGAAGCTGTGCTGCTTCCCTCTGGCTCCAATACGTTTTGCTGTCCATTATTCAACCTCTCCATTAACTGTTGATCCACCACGCTGCTCTGTTGTTTCTCCTTCTCCTGATCAATCTTCTTAATCTCATTCTGCGCACTGTCCACAATTGACAAAGTTGATAACTGAGTCTCTTGTGAGACAATACCGTCCAGATTCTGTGCAATCTCAGATTCTTCCAGAACATTCGCAGGGAAGTTCGGAGTGAAATAATAATGGAGTTTCAGCCAGTCGTCTTTCTTCATGCCTGACACCGGATTGCTGAAGATCAGTTTGTATCTCCGGTTCATGCCGCTTGTAAACTTTCGCTCCTCTGTCTTTTCCAGATTGCTCATTGCCTGCAGCTTATACTTTAATGCGATGCCGGTGGTCTGGCCAAAGTTCTGATCAGAGATATTCGCTACCATTGAGATCTGAAAGATCAGCTTTTCAAGGCGGTCAATCAAGTGCTCCTGTGTAGCATCTCCATCAGGCTTCTGCAAAAAGTCAACTTCCGGAAGGATATCTTTTAGTGCTCCTGGGAAATTAATGATCCGGTTATCTCTGATCTGCTTGATTGAATCCTCATCTAATATCGCTCCAAGCACTTTCAAATAAGCGTCGGCAAAATAATCCACATCATTTGACTTCTCGCTAATCGCCTTGTTGTACGCATTGATCATGTTGAGAACCGGTTCAAAGATTCCCATGTGTTCCTCATTCTCAACGTACTCAACAGCAGGAACACCGTCAAATCCATGTATCTTATCGTCTGGATCCCAGGTAAGTTTACCCCTCTGTGTAAAGTATCTGACTCGTGTGTCATCCGATATGCTTCCATGTAGTACACCGTCTGCATCCTTATACAGTCTCACGAAATAGCGGGACCGGCAGAGAATTGAATCATCGTAGATCATGAAAGCTTCCATCGGAGTCAGGTATGTGATACCAATGTTTGCCTGATCATCCACATAGTACATCTCGTAGCCTTTACCGTAGATCTTACAGGTCTTTGCCAGCTCCGAGTTGTTGTCGTCCTGATCATTGTACTGGTCCAACATTTCAATGTACTTTCCGATGTTCTCCTCATCCGCGGTGACCTTGATCGGGTTCCCAATAAAGAATCCATTCATAGTATCAACGATGTACTTTGCAAAGTTTACTGCGATCCGATTGTCAGGTTTCCAGTCCGGTTTTTTCTTCTGGTGAAAGATCGGATAGTCTGTTCTGTATGCTTTTTCCAGTTCTGAATATCGGTTCGTGCATTCTGTAGCGTGCTGTGATAGGAACTCATTCAGCTTTATGTCTGTCAGTTCTTCATTGTTTTCCAGTTTAAACATGTTTTATATTCCTCCTCTCACCGGGTTCAATTCTAGATTGTTCATGTCTCTCTCAATGGAATACTCAAAGGCATCCAATGAATCAATATCTGTGCTGCCATCATCTAACCGGACATCCTCATTACTCTTGCTGTCCCATACTGCATCCTGCAGTGCTTGTGAGAGCGTCTCACAGTCTTCTGTAATCGAAAAGAGCCCGGCTCCCATGAGTCGGACTGTATAGTCGATTCTATCTTTAATTCGTTCCTTCCATGCCGGAAGCACCACCATAAATGGAAATGGCTTTCTGCAAGCCTTTGTGATGCTCTGACCGAGTACTGTTTCTGCATTATCCCAGTACAGAGCTTTGGGCTTTCCGTACTTCTTAACTACCTTCTCAACGAACTTTATAATCAGGTCGGATAATATGTTTGCATCGATTCCTTCTTGATAATCAGCATTCATGCACCGCTCGCTCATAACCGGCTGTACACTTCCACTCTTGTACTTTGCTGTAGCTACAAAGGAATGTCCTGAACCATTGCCACCGAAGTCAACTCCGATTTCTATTCTCGTGATATGCTCCTTATCTGCCTTTTGTATGAATGATTCTGGCTTGTCTGCGAACTTCCGGTAGATAGCACCTTCTGCACGCTTCCACAGCCCCTCTATCAGTCGATCATAGTAAACGGTATCCTCATACTCTTTGCATAGATTGTAGACATATTCTGACGGCAGAAATGGATTATCAAAGATCCGGTACTTTTGCAGGTAAATATCAGCATCCGAATCAATAAACTGTTTCAGCCAGTGTGTCGGGTTCTCAGGGTTACACGATCCATCAAAGCAACTGTACTGCTTATCAAGCCTTGATTTCAGCATCTGGAATACTTCCTGATTCCACTTTGCGACCTCATCACCATAAGCATACTTGATTGAGGATCCTTGTATTTTTGCGACCTGATTGACCTTTTCAGCACCCAGGCAATAGACATCTTCTCCGCAGACTCTGGCAATGTTTCGATTGTTGATTGTACCGATCAAGCGGTCCGTGTAGATCTCCCGCATAGGCTGCAGCACATTTCGTTCTACGGTCTCTCTGGACACTCCAAGGATCACATTCAGGCCAGGCTCACCGGCTCTTTTGCGGATCCGTGAGGGGATCATGTAAGCGGTATCTACAAACGATTTACCGGACCTTACAGCACCGGATTTAATGTTCCAGCGATGCGATGCACCTAGAATATATTCATTTTGCTTGCTGCTTAACTGCATCGTCATGCACCTCTTTCAATATCTGATCCAGCTTATTAAGAGCCTCATCTTCTTCATTCTCACCGGTCATTGCTTCTTTCTTCGCCCGATTCAGTTCTATCTTGCTCTTCTGTTCGGCTATATCAAGATCATCCTTATCACTCTGCCCAATAGTATCTTTAATAGCATTATACGCCTGTACATTGCCCATTCCAGCTTCTTTAACCATTGCCATGGCTATAATCTCTTCATATGTACTCTCACCGCCATTTGCTTTTAACATATCGGATAGGTTTCCTGCATCTGCTTCAATAGTTAGAACCCAATTCATTTTCTTTCTTAGATTGGCTTTTTCACGTCTTGTCTTGCCCGAAGCTTTTCCGCCTTTTCTGGCAAGCTCTCTCACTTCCTCCTCGCTTCGTTTATCAAACGGTATTAAGTTTTCATGTCCACTGCTCATCACCTCACCTTCCTATCTGGGCCAATTTTACGTATAGAAAAAGCACCCCGGAGGGCGCTATGTTATTTACTTTAAAATATCTATGTTTTAATAATTAGTAGTCCTCAAAATGCCCATGCGATCCCCCATTTTGTATCTGACCGATTGTATTCATCAACTTGCTTTTTTCGTTTGCAGAAAGATTGGTATTATTCTTTACCATTTTTTTAAAATCACGAATATATTCATTGGACTCAAGTATATTTTTATCAGACAAATCGTCCCTCAATAATGCTTCTAGGTTTTCATTATCTCCTGTTATAAATTCCCACGGGTACTTTTTAGTATTAATATATCTATTACTTTTTTCAATAGCGCTATAATTATTTAAAGTATCCTCCATTTTATCTATGCTATTTATAATCGTATACATCATCATTTTTATATCATCAGTAGGGGATGTTTGTCCTTTATCTGGAAACTCTGCCTTTTTAATATTTAATAATCTTATTATGGAATTAATCCCTTCTTTATTATCTTTTGTTTTATTTATAGCTTCTGTAATTTCTTCGCGGTCATTAATTACCTCTCTGTATATTAGATTTTTTCTATAGTCTAAAGTCTTAATGGTGCCGATGTCAAATATCTTTTTAGTATTTTCTTCTTGAACTAAAACTACTGGCAGGTCAAATGCTTGTCGTATTCCTAACTCAAATAAAACATTAGGATTTCTGGAGCTTAAATCACAAATTTCCATTTCTGAGTTTATAATATCCCTTATAATGTTTTCATGAATCATGCTACTAGATTTATCATCATCAGCTCTCTTAGGTCTGAAACCCGCATTTTCTATGGCGGGAATAAACAAATCTTCATAGACGCATTTAAAATGTCCCGAATTATATTCGGTTGGATCACTAATTGGCATTATAACAAAACACTGTGGCCTATCATCCGTCTGATCGTCCTTACCATTCTCATTATTTTTTATTGTATCCTTATCTTTACTCATAATCTTCCTCCCACTTTTTCTTTGATTATATCCCACAATCTACCAATAATCAACATTAAAAAGCACCCAGCAGCGCGTAATGTCTGCCAGATGCTAAAGATAAAAAAATGGGGAGGTACCTCCGCATATAAGCGGAGCAATCAGCTACCAAGATCTGACCCCTGGCAGCCGAGATAAAATGTTTAAGAGATTTCATATATGTGAATCAGTTTGAGAACTCTTCTTTTAATTGTTCTCAGCTTATACTATAGCACATCTCATAGTATCATTTAGTATCCACTTTGTTTAATGGAAAGTTAATCAGAGCTTTCCCGTGTATTTTAAGCACTGATTTCTCTCTGTAGTGCATTTCCTTTGCGATCTCTCCCCATTTTAGTCCTTTGATATACCTCCACCACAAAACACTCTTCTCTGCCTCGCAACCCATTGAACTAATCTTTGAGTTGATCTCTCTCCTGATGCTCGCCTTGTCCTCTAACTTGCACTGCAGGTCCCACAGCAGATCATCAAGGTGCGCTGCATACGCTGAAAGATCTGTCTGGTTATGACTGTGCGGCATATCGTCCAGGATGACTGATGGGCACATTTTATCTAACCGCAACTGCTCTATTTCATTTTTGATTCTCTGTTCTTCCCTAACTGATTTCTGATAAGATTTCAAATACTCCTTTTTCCTGTCATTTTCCATTTTTATTGCTTCCATAGTCGCCTCCTGATGTCCCTGACAATATTCCGAGTAACTCCCCGTATGTAAAGCTTTCATACCCACCTCTCTTGCAATCTCGAAAGAAAACATAGTTAGGATAAAATGTCAGCGGCTGCATAGGTCTTTTACTGTCATCATTTGTGTCCGCACATCCAGATCGGATCATATAAGTCTTCCCTGTATTCAATCGTTTAGTAACCCATGCCTTCGCATCTTCTCTTGTAATCCCTGTCAACTCTTCACTCGTCATCTGCTCATCCCCCTTATATGTTATATGTTGCACGCCACATAGGCACCCATGCAATTACTTCATCTCTTGGTTCTGACAGGATCTCCACGCCGTTCCATGTACAACTTACAACTTCATACTCGCAATCCCCATCCCTGTAGGTCCATTCTCCATCTAAGAAGACTGCCTCGCAGATTTCTACATACTCCTCATGGTATCCCTTTTGGTCATCGGGTAAAAGCGAATCAAAATCCGATACCCACGCATGGTGCCTGATCTTTGCAAGTACTCTTTCTCCAGTGTTCGGGATCCGCTCGTCTGTTGATATCCATTTCATTGCTCTTCCTCCTCTGGTCTATATGGATCTGGTAGTTGCATCCACGCTACAACCCCACTCATGCTTCCGGACCCATGCCAACACCCGGCACTATAATAAGCGCGATTAACAGATTTGAGCCCCTTTTTCGTCTTGCAAGACACAAGCATTATCTTGTCCTCAGGTGGAAGCATCTCCGACACTGGAGTCCACCTATGCTTCCGTTTCTCCGCCTGTAATTTCACTGTTGCCTGCACCGCCTGGCTCCCGTCCCATTCATTTAACCGTTCTACCTCTTCCGGGCTAAGATCCGTATCCTCATAATCCTTTAGCTTGCACAACGCACCATATATCCTCTGTCTTGTGTGCTCGGATAGTGCTTCCCCCACATGCAGATCTTTCCACTGCAAGCCCTTTAATCTCCAGTTGCCCTGATCATCACATTCTATCAATCGTCCCATTTACGCCACCTCCCTGTTATTCTTCCATATCTCCATTTTCAGATTTGTATCAGGGGCCCATGTTCCCAGGTACTCAATAGCTTCATCAAACTGAGTTGTAGGAGTATCTTTATACGACGCGATCTCAAAGTAATCCTTGTAATCCCTCCAGATCGTACGGAATACCCTGTCTCTGAGCTTTCTGTTCTTATATGCTGCGGAACGTTTGCCTCCCATTGCCTCAATGCCTACACAGTGATGTTTGTCGTTGATAGCCTTCTGTTGACCATAATCAATGGTCATTGTATTTTCCAGGTGATCAATCCGCCGCTCATGTGTCTCCATGTGGCCCATAACCAGCTGAATCTTCTTGTCATGGGCAAATATAGCCTGAAGCTCCGGAGATAGCTGTGAGAGGTCAAATCCGTGCGATATTGTATCCTCCATCTCATGGAAACGATCGATGTACTTAGCCGTGAACTCTGTACCTTTGATTCCGGTCAATTTATGTGCTATAAATTCACAACCTTTCTTCGTGATCCTGTAGCACGGACGCTCTTCACCTTTTCCATCTGTATACGACGAAGCAGCGAAGAAATCAACGAATCCAATATTGGACTGGTTAAATTGATCAGTGTAATTCCTTATATCCCGCATCAGTTTGCTATGTTCTTTTCCTACCATTTCAGCCACTTCTCGGCTGTCAATATATTTGCTCTCTAATCTCTTAACCATAATCTTTTCCTCCTAAATGAAATCAAAAATACTAAGCTGTCCTAGTTTCTCAGGTTCATCCGGCTTTTCTTCTGTCAGCAGTTTCTCTAACTTTTCACGGCATTTTATAAATGACTCCTGATAAATCTGTGGACGTTCATGCCTACGCATCCCCACCAGGTCATCGCTAAGGATAAACATCAACAGTCCATCCACATAGTTAATTACATTTGTCAATCTTATATCACGGGCATCGTCACTTGAAATATCATTACGGTGCTTAACAAGAAACTGGTAATTTTCATCTGCCTTATAGATCTCAAAAGACTTTTTTGCATGCGCTCTAATCTCATCTGCCCTTGCCATATATTTGCTATCAATCTCAGGCGGAAGTTCCTTGTTATAGATCTCAGGAAAATAATCAAGTTTTTCCATGTCCCTTTTATAACTGATAATATGATTCCGAGTGAGATCTAAATTGATACCATCTTCATAAAAGGGGTCTTGCCCACCATATCTATATAGATTTCTCCAATGTTCGTACTCATTGATGCATTTCATTTCGAGTTCTTTTCTCTCGTCTTTTTTTTTCATTATCTGCATCCCCTATTTGTTCAACAACTGAGACTCCAATTTTTCATAGTCATAGTCTCGCTGATGAAAGTTATTGAATTTATTATTTTTTGATGGCTGGTTTTTTCCGGATGAATTTTTCAAAGGATAAAAGCTTTTCCATCCGCTTACAGTAGCTTTGTTTGCTATTTCTATTCTTTCCTTGTCATCAGCACCCATAGATGATAATTCTTGTCGTAATAACTTAATCTGTTCTGCTGACAACTTTTGACTATGTTGCTTCCTACAAGTGATAAATAACTGAAAGGCATCTTCGAGCGACTGATTATTAAATAAGTTGGTCGGCGCAGCTGTCTCTATATGTTTCTTTTCTTTTACTTTCCTTTCTTTTCCTTTACTTTCCTTTGTGGCATTATTCTCGGAACTTGAATCGTTATTCTTAGAATAATTATCATTATTCATGGAATTATTTATAGAAGAGTTCACTTTAATAAAGGTTTCCGTTTCTTCTTTTGAAAGAAGCCAGTACCTTTCAATTTTGACGGGATTTTTAATGGCCCTGCTTTTAACCATGAGCTGATACCGTCTTTGTATTCCGGCTGAGGTTAAGACAGCGTCCGACTGAAAAAGCTGTTTATCAAACATCGACCGTTCCAATAAGAATGTCAAAACCTGCTTCACCTTATCGCAGTTCATATTCAGATCGTCTGAAATAATGAACGTATAATCCTGATCTATTTCTAAATAATATCCACTTTTATAAATCTCACACAGCAGGTACATGTAGAGAGTAATTCCATCTGCGCCATACCGTGCTTTCAATATCTTGATCTTTTTATCTGAGAAAAAGTCCACGTCCAAACAAAAGTACTGGTTACCCTTTTGCCTGGGTCTTGCCATACAATCACCTACTTTTCTATGCTTACAATCGTTACCTCTGTAAAGGCCCTTTCTCCATAAATTTTATTTGCTGTAACATTTATAACCTGAGTATCATCTTTATAAGCCAATCCATTTAGTGCATCCAACACTGCTTTTACAATATTATCGACATCCGGTTTCTTCGTAGGAAGGACTTCTCCATTCAACATTCTTTTACGCTGCTTTTTTGATGTACTCTTGGTAGGCTCAAAGCATGCATTGATACATACTGAAAGAGGTTCCTCGTGATCAAACATTACATCTGTTGTCTGCATATAGCAGGCCTTTATGTAATTCTCATACAAAACCGTCTTACCAGGTGTATACGATGTTACCTTACCAACCTTTGGATTGTATCCAGTTCTTGCCCTGGCCTTGCCCTGAGGCTTTCCCGGGACTTTAAATATAATGCTTCCCATTGTCTTGTCCTTTCCGTCTGCCGGCACTCGTGATCCGGCAGACATAAGTTTATTTTCCATGATATATAAAGAATGATCTTAATAGATCAATTACGAGTCTGAATCAATTAAAGAATGCGTCTTCCATGCTCATCTGCTGCCCCTGATCTTTTTCCTGAGGTGTCTGTTCGGGCTGTTTCTGTGCTTCCTGTGGCTGTGATTCTTTGTATTCCTGATCTTCTACCACATCATCATCCTGTGGTTCGTTATCGACGTAATCAGGTTGTCCATCATCTTTGATCACTGCCATGTCCTTTTCAAATGCGTTCTGGAGATCAATACTCATAATGCCCCATTTACTGATCAATTGTCTCAACATCGTTTTCTTTGCCATTCCATCAAAGTCCTGGTACCAGAACGATGAATACTTCCATTCATCACCTTTTGGAAAATTCCCGTTCTCGAAATCTTCAAAGGAAACCCTGCTGCGCTTTGGATTGCTGTTCTCTACGGCGTTTAGGTGGAATGCCTGGCTGTAGCGGTCCGCATGTGCCAGCATCTTTTTCTTTGACCAGTACATCGTCTTTCGAAACCCGTTCGCATACTCGAACATCGCATAGTATCCGATAGTTGGCATTTCCTCACGAACCACATCATCCTCGATCAGATCCACCTCAATTTCTTCTTCCAGGGGATCATACCGGATCAGCTCTCCATCTTTGATTTCCAGAACATTCAGCTTCTTGTAGTATCCGGATCTCTCGGCCAATTGCAGATACCCTTTATATCCAAGTTGAAACTGTGCTTCCTTCTGCCCGGTTTTGCGGTTATTGTATGGCACCATGTAGAATTGCCCCAGCTGTGGGGAAGGGGAAAGATTTAATGCCTCTCCCAGAAGCGCCGCCGATAAGATACTGGGGTTCGTACACTCCTGCAACGTTGGTGTCGTCTGTACTGCTGATACAATACTGGAGATGAAACGTGCTCCATTTTTTCCACCTACGATGCTATTTATCTGTCTTTTGACCGCATCCTGTGTTAGGTATGTTGCCATTCCTGTCTTCTGCTGCTTCTTCTTTGCTAAACTGTTCTGTACTGCCATGTCTTATTCCGCCTTCCCAAATTTGATGTTGTTATCTAACATGTACTGACGGATCCCCATCAGCTGTTCTCTTGTGCCCCATGCTCTGAAATCAATGCTCATGATTGGATCTGTCTTCTGATCCTGCTGAGACTCCGGAGAATTCTCTGAATTGTCTTCTTTCTTTGATTCTGTAACCGATTTCGATTTTTCCTGAGCTTTCTGTGTTGCTGTCTCTTTCTGTCTCAGTTCCGTTTGACGCTTGAGCTCTTCCTCCTTGGCTTTCTGCTCTGCCTCGTAAGCAAGCTTCCGTTTCTGTATCTCTGCCAGCCTCTGGCCTTCCTGGATTGCCTGATTCATGTCCAGTGTTTTCTTATATAGCTCCTTTGCTTCAAAAGCAAATTCCGGAAGCTTCCGGATTGTTTCAAGCTCATGTCCGATCTGAAACATCTGGCTCTTCATCTGCTCCTCAATCTTTGACATCGCCACTGATGCATTTAGCCATTTCGAGTCAAATATTTTATCCAGAGTAACAAAGTTTTGAAAACCAAGGGATCCAAACAACTCTTCAATATCTTTCTGCTTTTGAGCTTTCTTCTGGTCGTCAACTTCTTTGATCTGTGAATCAATTAAAGCAATGGGTTCATCTATCAATGAAACGATTTCTTTTACCTGTTTTTCGAACTTGGTGTATGGTTCCATGCACTGTTTCTTGATCTTCTTACGCTCATCCTCAAAGGCTGTTCGCAGCTTGTTCAGCTTTGCTCGGTCTGCTTTTGCGTCCTTAATATTCTCCTCTGTAAAAGCCAGGCTCTTGTATTCCTGCATTGTTGCGGTAATTTCCTGCTTCAGTTCCTCATTATTCCACTGGATTTCTTTTATAAAGTCATTTTCCTGTGGACTCATAATTCTCAGTTCCATATAATCCTCCTAAATTTCTGGTAATATCAGTGGCGGTTTCCTACCGCTCTCCACACAGTTCCAAAACCTCTGCTCCACTTCCAGGAGCATGTCCAGATCGTCCGTAACCTCTGAACGTTCGATAAAATAATGCCGGACCGATGTCTGCCGACCTGCGCCGCCCCAGTCTGTTCTCAAGTGGGCTCGCAGGACTACAAATTGATAACCAGTAACAAGTAAGTAATGTAAAACCTGTATGTAGTAGTTATCCGGTATTCGCTCTTTCCATTTGTCAAACATTCTTCCGTTCCTGATGTTGCTGGTTTTAATCTCCAAAATACCCCGGCGGCCATCCTGATCAGTAAGTTCTCCGTCCAGTGAAGCTTGCATAAAGGGATATTTGTTACTTCTCAATATTCTGTTCTCATGATACTCAACTTTATATTCCGGATAATCCAATGAAAACAGTTCCCGGATCAGCGGTTCTGCCATAGTGCCATACTTGACATAGGGTTTGTCCGAAATATCTTCCGGAGTCCACTGCCCTGTCTTCTCCTCATACAGTTCTGTGTTGGTCTTGTATGGATTCAGCCCCAACACAGCCGCGGCATCGGATCCACCAATTCCAAAGGTACGGGCTTTCAGCCAGGCATCATGATCTTTTGTATCGATTATGGTGTAGATTTCTTCCATATGGCCCTATTCTCCATTGTAAAATGCTTCATTGTATCCTATAATAGAAGTGATGGTTTTAGTTTTTTGGTCCTGAGGGTGGCTGCTCTCAGGACCTCTTTCTATGTCTTTCAACGCATTTGCGATTGTAAGTTTCCATCGTTGTTCTTCATATCGAGGTATTTCGTGTACTTCATCTGCGATGTGCTGCATGATGACTGCGATTTTTTCTTCTCTTGTCATACATCTTTCTCCCTTCCTCAATGCCTGACAGGGTCATAAGGTAAATCATTAAATAAACCCACAGGCTGTTACATATTGCCTCGATCATCTCCATCCCTGAAGCAAACATCCCGCAGAACACTACAAAGCTAAGCTCCACTGACAGAATCGACGCCCGTATGTATATCATGATCTCCTGCATGTTTCTCCTCTCTGTCGGATGTATCTTCTGGCTCCTTGATCCGTTCATATCCTAAGCGGTCAAACGCTGCATCCATACGTCCCACAACAATCTCCTGTGCCTTATCTCTTCCGATTTCATCGATAGTGTAATATTTTCCATCAATGATAAATCTTGGAACAATCTTGATATCGTTCAATGTACTCACCTCCTTCTTCTATTGATATGAATTACTGTTTGTACGACTTTCCAAATATGTGTTCCTTTAAATTGAACTTTATCTTGCAATATGGTAGAATTCTTTCAATACACACTTGGAGGTGCTTTTATGAATGAATTTCTTGCTTTTGCTTCCTGTCTACTATCTGCAATATCCGTGACTATACTTGTCAAGAACGAGGTAACCCGATATAAAAATGAAAAAATGAAATTAATCATCACTCCACAGAAAAAAGTTTCAAATAATTTGGATAATTTTTTTTACTTGCATCTAACCTTTTCAAACGAATCAGCTCTTCCCATATCAATCTTGAATTTAAGACTTTACGAGTCTGGTGATTATTCCTCTACGTATCATCCTGAGGGGTTTAACGATGGATTTCTCACCATTGATGCGGTCGATGTAAAATCAACCTTAAGAATGTCACATCAATATATAAAAGACTACAAGACTCTTTCTGTTACTACTCCTTTCGTCATAGGACCCTATAGCGCCATCGGTGGTTACTTTGCCTTCTGGGAAGGCGGGGATGACTCCTTTATTATTGGAAATAAAGAAGTAGAGCTCTTTGTAACCACCTCGCGGAAAATGTATAAAATCGAAATGCACCTTAGTTGGGGCAATTTTTACGACATCTCCTATCAAGATAATGGTGATATATTTGGACTTGCAGTTGGCGGTAAAAGCCATCAAGAAACTTCCATCCCAGACAATTACCGGTAATTGTAACCCACGTTGTATTTCTTCTTTTTATACTTGACGTCAGCCCCGCAATATGGGCATTTTCCAGTTTTGGGTTTTATAATTATGTACCTTTGAAAATGTCCATAGTTGCATTTAGGGCAAACCGCCATTACTGATCTGTGAGTCTTGTACCTTTTTTTTCGGGCTCTATCTTCTTTGAAATTCCCTGCTGTCATCTGAATTATTGAAATCAATATGAACGCTTGCATCATCAAAGTCATAATTTGTATGATCGTAAGATACATTCTTTCACCTCCTCTCAAGATCCAGCAAGTGGATTTATACCGCTTCTTTATCTTGATTCTTATTATTCGCATATCATGCGACAAATTGACTAAAAAAAATTGCGTTTGCTTCTTCCTTTTTGAGTTTCAAAATATTGACAATCATATCCGCTTCTCTAATAGAAAACTCTTCCCCATCAGAATTTAATCTTCTATAAAATGTGGCTCTATTCATGCCAAGGGCAAGTGATAGTTCTTCTACATTCATACCATGTTCTATCATCTTTCCACGTAATTTATTTGTATTTACCATGGTCTCACCTCCTTTGATTAATTCGCATATCATGCGACTACCTACATGATAACTTATCACATAGAATAAGTCAATACTTTTTTCGCATAATATGCAAAATATAGTTGCAACCATGCGAATACTATGCTACTATGTTAATATCTTAGAAAGGTGGAACGAAATGACAATTGGAGACAGAATAAAGCAGAGAAGATTAGAGCTTGATTTAAGTGTAGATGACCTTGCAGGCAGGCTAGGGAAGAACAGAGCCACTGTATATAGATATGAAAGTAATGACATTGAAAACTTGCCCATTACTCTGATGTCCACATTGGCAAAAGCATTGAATACAACGCCTGCTTTTCTAATGGGGTGGGAATGCGATGAACCTAGCCAGAATAAAATTACTGATCTAAGCAATCAAACTATCAGACTTATAAATGATAATATTGAGAAGCTTAATAATAATGGACAGAAAAAATTACTAGATTATTCTGAAATTCTTGTCGGAAACCCTGACTACGTAGAAGACAGTACGCCCATTCTTAATGCTGCACATGCAAGAACTGATATAAAGCAGACACCGGAAGGCAAGGCACATGATGATGCAATCATGATGGATCCAAAAGAATGGGAGTAATCTAATATGGGAGGGTGATAGTTTGACTTATGATGATCTGCTTATTGAAGCGGAAACAGAAAGACTTATCGTAAGGGAAAAACCCCTAAGTGATAATGATGGAAGAATCTATGGAAAATATGTGGCTATCAGAAAAAACATTCCGTCACTGGCAGAAAAGTCCTGCGTTTTGGCCGAAGAATTAGGACACTACTTTACAAACGCAGGAAATATTATTGATCAGGAAGCACTGAACAATCGGAAGCAAGAATATAAGGCCCGACTCTGGGGATATAACAAAAAGATTGGACTTCAAGGTATAATTCACGCTTTTGAACATGGCTGCCAGTCATGGGAAGAAACAGCCGAGTTTCTCGATGTTTCGCAGGAATATCTTTCAGATGCTATAAAATGCTATCATAGTAAATATGGTATCTGTACAACATTGGACTGCTATGTTATTTATTTTGAGCCCGCATTGGCTGTTGCAAGAATTGATAAGGTGTTTTAAAATGTCTTAAACTGATTTAACCGCAATGGTGCGATTAAAAATATATTCTACTACAAGGAGAAAAAGGTAATGAAAAAGAAAACTCTTATTGCAACTATTACTCTGATCACAACATTAACTTTTGCAGCGTGCGGTAGCACGGCACCCACAGCAACGAACAAGCAGCCTGCATCAACAAGCACTTCTGTATCTGCGAATACTACCAGTAGTACATCAACTTCTACTGCATCAACATCCACTGCAGAACCGGAGACAAAAGCTGAGCCGACCAAAGAGCACTTTGAGGCTGATCTGTCAGCTGGGAATTATATTGCCGGTATTGATCTACCATCGGGAACATATAATCTTACAGCCACATCGGGGCAGGGTAATGTCTCATCATCCAATATGTATACTGGGGGCCTTAATGAAGTAATGGGAACACCTGCAGATGATATGACTACAGAATCCTTTAATGGCTTAAAGTTAGATAAGGATATTCAACTTACCCTGGGAGGAGATGTAATATTACATGTTGTGGCAGAAGATGCAGATACTGGATCTGTAAAAGCGAGAACAGTTTCTGACGCTACCCCTATTGATCTAACTGCCGGAAACTACACATCAGGCACGGATTTTCCAGCAGGGAATTATAATGTAGTAGCAACGGGTGGAAGTGGAAATGTGAGTTCAAGCAATCTCTATGAAGGTGGCCTTAATGAAGTAATGGGAACCGAAGGCAATGACGGCATGACTATAACACAATATAATAATGCAATGTTTCCAGAAGGAACAACGCTTTCAATTTCCGGCACATCCGTACAGCTTGTACCTGTAGGTGAGTAATTTTAAAATATAGAAGAAAATAAAGATAAAATGCCAAAAATGTGGCAGTGAAAATGTTTCAATTGAAATGATGCAGACCGAGGGGAAAACAAAAAAACATGGAAATGGCTTTGGTGGTCACATGAATAATACTGCAAGAGGTTTAGCTGCTATAAGCACACTTGGAATGTCAAACCTTGTTTGGAAAAAATCCAAAGGGAAAGAAAAAACCTCTTTTAAAAATGAGAAAGTCTGCCTATGCCAGGACTGTGGTAAATCGTGGACGATCCGTTAAAATACAATTGAAAATGTAATAATAGTTACCCAGTGCAAAAAACACTGGGTAATTATAAAATAAGCACTCATACGATTGATAAATAAGGAGTTATAGTAAAATGAGCAACGATCGAAAATTGACGCAGGCTGAAGCTGATAAAATGCTTAATATGCTGAAGAAAACACTTCTTGAAGAAATAGAATTTCCTTCAAAAGGTAAATCAATTGAATTTGATGTTATCGGTGATACTAAAAAGGATATCTTTACAGCTAAAATATATCGTGGGAAAATCAATCACTTAAAATACGATTTTGGGGCAAGAATAAAAAAAGATGGGATTCTTCTACTAGAACTACACATAAATCCAAGCTCAGCTCATTTGAACCCAGATGGTAAGAAGATCATTGGCTCACATTGGCATATCTATTCAGAGAAATATGGGAGAAAGCTTGCTTTCTTAGCAGAGGATATTACGTCTGAAAATTTTGTAGAGAATACATTGAAGTTCTTTAAAAAGTTTAATATAATAGAAGGACCAAAGGTTTATTGTCAAGAAGAATTTTTGTAAAAGGAGGAGCACATGGATATCCAAAAATATATAGATGAATATATTAATTGGTTGAGAAAAGAAATTTCTGTCACCAAAATAGGCGAATATTATGAAATAAACACTCCTTTTTTAGATACAGATAATGATTATCTCCAATTTTATGTAAAAATTGATAAAGATGAAATTTTCTTTACAGATGACGGAAATACCATAAATAAACTTGAGATGACTGGATTTAATTTTACTCAAAATCGCAAAAAACAGTTGATGGGAATTTTAGAACAATATGGAGTTAATTTATCACAAAAGGAATTAACACTCAAGGCGCCGGCTGAAAATTTTCCACAAAAAAAGCACGCTTTTGTACAATGTCTCATCCATGTAACAGATATGTATATGACCGCTAGGAGCAAAACTACTTCCTTCTTTTTGGATGATATACAATCGTTTTTTGCAGATAATGATATTTTTTGTATGGAAAATGTTCAGTTTACTGGAAAATCTGGTTTCTCACATAACTATGACTTTGCAATTCAGCGTTCAAGAGTTATGCCAGAAAGACTTTGTTTGGCAATAAATAATCCAACAAAAACATCAGCAAGCAATGCTCTATTTGCATGGAGTGACACACGTCCTTCACGAAAACAGGGAAGTCAACTTATTGTATTTCTTAATGATACTACTAATACAATTAGTTCTGGTGTTGAAGAAGGATTTTCAAATTATGATGTAAATTCAATTAGATGGAGTGAACGAGAAAATAAAGAAAACATAGACTTGCTTGCTTCATGA